CTTTGTTCCAATCACCTGAAATGAGATAGTTGAGTGCGTAGTTGCCTGTACTAACCCAATCAGTAGGATCGTTAAATCCTGCACTCATACCTGAGATTGACTTAGTTAACGAAGTTCTAAACTTCGTAGGATCAAATGCTTTTGATGCCATATGTATCTCCTAATCTAAAAAGCAAAATGGGGGATTGCTCCCCCACTAGTTATTACTGTCCTTGACGTGAACGAATCATTGCTAGAATGTCGCTCGCATCACCGCCAGCCGCCGGAGCCGCTTCTGGTGCTGCCGCAGGTGCTGCCTCAGTTGCCGGAGCAGGTGCTACTTCTGCTGCCGGAGCAGGTGCTGCCGCAGGAGCCGCTGGAGCAGGAGTAGTAGCCGCTGGTGCTACTGGATCGCCTGTTCTTGCTGCCATGCCTGCTGGACGGAAGTATTGTGACCAACGATCTGGATCATATGCTTCGCCATCAACAGATGCTTCAAACATTTCTTGCATAACTTTTAGTTCAACTTCGCCTGGCTTTTTAGGTAGGAAGTCATTAAGATTAAAAAGACCATTTGAGTTAACAGCAGCCATTTCGCCATCAGTTAGTGGACGCTCTCTACGAGCCCATTGTGATGTTGAGTAGTCTGCGTAACCACCTTTTGAAGTCTTGTTAAGACGGAAATCAACGCCAGCAGTAAAATCTGTTGGTAGTTCTTCCATATCTGGATCCATAAGTGCCTGCTTAATGATCTGGAAGATCTGTGGACCAATAATGAATCGACGAACTGGATTCTCTGGAGTTGTATCCTCTGCTAGTGGGTTGTCAGTAACAAAGCCTTGGAAAATATAAGAACGTTTCTTCCAGTACTTACGACCCATATCTTCTAAAGTAGGATCTTTAAACCAACCACGTACTTCATTTAGAATGTTACAAGTATCACCATACATTTCCATACATGGAATTTGTACTTGAACTGGACGTGAATCAGTTTCGCCTTTAACGCCTGCGAATGGAAGTTTGATCATCAAACGTTCTACCCAGAAGAAAGTATTATCTTCGTTGCCATCAGGCAAGAAACGAAGCGTTGAAGTTTCGCCTTCTTTCATATTCCAAAATGGGTAAATTGCGTTGTCGCCGCCGCTTGATTGAGTGTTACCGCCTGTGCGGTTTTCTTGTTCTTTGAGCTTTGCTCGGATTTCTGCTAAAGATGCCATAGTAATGCCTCCTATATTTTTGCCTATGTCTATGTGCCTTAATTTAGTAGCACAGTGTATATAATACACTAAACTACTTAGCCTGTCAAGCCTTTTTTAAAGAAAAACTTGAAAAACTTCTTGGACTTTGTCCAAATGTATTTATCTTAATCCTGCTAGACTTCTAATGCTATCTAGTTCTTCAGATTTCATTCCTCTTGGATCAAACGCATCACCTGTTGCTGCTGCGTGACTCTGATCAGCAAACTTTTGTGTATCTGCTAACATTTTACCAATAGAATCAAGCATTGGTTTTAGTTTGCCTTCTGGATCTGGAGCTCTCTTTACAGCATGATAAAACGCATTTACAGCGTTATGTGCTTTAGTGCCTAAGTCAAGTTTTAAAATGGTATTGGCTGTATTTAAAAATGCCTTTTCGTCAACTGCGCCTTGTTCGGCTTGTTTTGCTACCATTTCCATATCTTTTTGTGCTTGTTGTACTTGTGGGTCTACACCTGTTTCTTCAATGCCTGAAAGTCCTTTAATTCTATCTAGTTCACTTGTGTCGTTTACTTCTTGTACTTCGTTAAACTTATGTTGGATTTTTTCAATAAACTGTTGTGCCGGCTTAACATATTGATCACCGTAGTCTTTTTCAACCATAGTTAAGATAGCAGTTTCGCCTTTTGGAAACTTACCAGTTTCTCTATCAAAGTACGAAAGAATAAGTTCTGATAGTGGAGTTTGTGGTTTTTGCATTCCGCCGTCGCAACCACATTCATCTTCACTTTCTGCTGGTGCTGTACCTGCTGCTGGTGCTGCTTGAGCAGTTGCCTCACCTGGCTTCTCACCAAAGTTTAGTTTTTCTAACATAGCAGGATCTTTTGCTTTAATATACTTTTCAATTAATCCACGTACATCAGTGTTACTGTCTTTTTTACCTAGTTCACGGAACATATTGTTTAACATAGGATCATCGATGATACCTTGTAAACTTTCTACAGCATTAGTACCGTCAATACCTGCTGGGAATTCTTCGCTTACTAAGTTTTGTAAATCTTTAACTGCTTGTTCAACTTCGCCTTCATCTTCACTAAACAAAGCATTGTTTTCAGAAACAATTTCTTCTAGTGCTGATTCAAACTGTGTCATAGGATCGATACTATCATTAACAGTACCTGAGAATGTTGTCAAGCCTGAATTTAGTTCATCACCAATTTTAGCAATTTCTTGGTCCATGTCACCAGTGTCTAACATCTTCTTACGAATTTCGTTATACAAACAAACTCTTGGATCGTTTAAGCAACCATTCTTTAATCTTCTAATTTTACTATCTTCGTAACCGTTAGCCTTAAGAACAGTAGTCATTAATTCAATTTGTCTATCTTCTTCTTCAGGATCACCAAAAATAAAGTCACCTACTTTTTGTGCCCATCCTTTTTCTTTTTCACCTAACAAGTCGTCAGCAGTAACTTCGCTTACTTCCATAATGTTATATAGGTAAGGGAAAACATCTTTAATTTCTTCTTGGAAAGTTTTAATAGTAAGTGCTTCAACCCAACTGTCTTGTACTTCTTGTGGTACTTCGTTTAAGTCAGTTTGATTAAAGTTTTCAAATGCTTCTTTGTAATACGCATCACGTTGTAACTGTTGAACTTCCTTTTTAATAGTGTTCATACGCTCAGAAACTCTTTCAAATACAGGACCAATAGTTTCTGCCATTACACCTGAGCGGTTAATGTATCTTTTAAATTTACTAAGTTTACCTAGTTCTTTACTCATTTCAACAATGTGTGAACCAAACGCATCATAAGGAGTGCCACCATTAGCAATGTGTCTACCTAATGCTCTGGCGCCGTTTAAATGTTTGTATGGATATTTGAATCTTTCACCTTCGCTGTTTTCAACAAACACACTTGAAATGTGTTGTGATCTACCAGCAGCAACTTCATGATTTACTGGTTTACTGTGATTAATAATTAATGTAGCACCGCTTAGGTCCTGATAACTTTTACGTGATGTGCCATATAATTTTGATTCATTCATTGTACCTTCCCCGGAGTTCTTAGATAAAAACTGGTAATCTCTCTTTTCTAAATTTGATTTTGTAATATCTCTAGTGTCAAAGTTTAGCATACGTTTCTTACTAAACTGACGTAATTCTCTTAAAAAACCGTACCAATCGTCTTTTACAGTACTTCCTTCTTCACTTACAAACTCTGTACTATAATAAACAACTAGTCCTTCGTCTTCGCTAATACTAACATTTACGTGCCCAATAGACTCTTGATCAACATTGTATTCAAAGTCGATAAATCTTGCTAGTTCTGGGTTGTCTGTAACCTTACCATTCTGATCGCCTAACTTTACATTAGAAAATCTGCTACGGATTTTATTGAATAGGTCTTCAGCGATTTCGTTCATGTTCTTTGTCATATAACTATTTATCAAAAACTGCTGGACATAAAGATTGGCATTGGTGCTTCAAAGTCGTCATCTCCGTTCATACCTGACGCTCCAACTGCTGCTCCCCATTGTTCATACACTCTTGGATCCCACTCCGCTAATACTTGCATCATTCTAACAGATAACAAAGTAGCACTTACTAAGTCATCATGTTCTCCTGATTTTGCTTTAAAACTTGTTGCTTGGGCAACAAATGCTTTTAATTCTGATATAAGAGGTTTAGATTTTATTTTTAGTTTATTGTTTTCAACTAACGATTTTAATCTACTACAAGCACTAATCTTTGTTTTGTGTGTAGTGTTAAATCCTTTACGGAACTTTCTTACGTGTCCTTTTCTTATTGGCTCACTTAATAACAGTCCTGGTATATTTTCTTCGCCTACATCTTTAATTACAAGTAAGGCGGCTTCACCAATTGAATTGTTTTCAACTGACCAATATATGTTACTTGCTGAACTTGGACCACAAGTATCAACAATATATCTGTTTATTTCTCTTACTACTTTTATTTGTTCTGGTATAGGTGTTTGGTTGTGTTGCCACTCTGCTACTTGCTCAAAACTGGGCAATTCGTATACTTGTACAGCGGCATAGTCGCCTCCTGTACCCATAGCAGGGTCAAGTGCTACTACATAGATGCCATCTTTACGTGGTTGTTTATACCAACGTGTTTGTCCCATTTTCATAACGGGATCTACACCTTCCATATTCGCAAGTGTAATACTGTTAATAAGTGTTTCGTCAAATACTAAGAACTCACAACCGTATTCACGTCTAAACTTTTCCTCGCCAATACGCCCAATTTCTGCTTCTTTCCATTCTTCATCGCGGTCTGGATGTTCTTGCCATTCTGCTCTAAATGCGTGGAAGCCATTAACACCTACTTCAGTATCATTGCCATGAGCATCAAACTTTTGCTCTGCTTGTTTCCAAATAGTAGCAAATGTATCTTCGTCTGAGTTAGGTGTACTTGTAATAATAGCACGACCACCTGTTGC